TCAGAGACGCCGAGAGCAACGCCGATACGGACCGTAGACACACCTTGCAGTCCCTCGGACAGTTCCAGCGCGACCTCTAGCGCGTCTTTCGCACCGACCACAGGGGCGAGCGTCTTCGCCCGACGCCATGGGGATCGCGGAGCGATCGCCTTCACGTCCTCCTTCGTCATGTGCCACACGCGCGTAGGATCCGGAGTCCGGTCCTCACCCTGCACTCTGACGAGCGACCACCCGCCCTTAAGCAGGTCTTCCGCGTGCCAGCCCTTAGCGGTGGCATCCTCCCCGAGGACGTTGCGCGCCTCGGTCGGGCTGGACACGGCCATGCACACCTGCGAGGTGAGCTGAGCCGAAATCGCGGAGTCGAGCCCCTTGCCAGGTCCGGTCACGGTGGGCTTCTGGGTGGCCCACCACAGTGGGATTTCCGCTGACCGCGCGCGGCGAGCGATCGAACGCAGGCCGGTCACGGAGTCGGGGACCTCGGACATGAGTTCTGCGCCTTCATCGACAACCACGACGATGCGCGGACGCTCGGGGGTGGGTTCCCATGTGTCAAGACTTTCGGTGCGCATGATCGCCTCGCGCTCCTTCATCTCGGCTACCAGGTCGTCAATGACCGACTGAATACCGTCCGCCTCGGACTCGACACGAGCGACATGCGACCACAGTGCACCCTCAACCTTAAGGTCGATGATGACCAGCATGGTATTGGGCAAACTGAGTGCTTCCGCCATAAGCACGCGCAGCGCAACGGACTTACCCGCACCGGACATACCCGCAACACTGAGGCGGTCGGTCACGTCGACACTGACGACTTCGCCCGTGTCTGCGTTGAGTCCGAGCCCTTTGCGCTCCGGTGACCAGGTGAGGTCCAAGTCCCGCACTCGCGTGCGGATACGCAGGACTGCACGGTCAGCGGTACCGCCGGGCTTGACTTGCGTCTTGACCTCATCGGGAACCGCGAGCAGTGCTCGCAGTTGGTCCACCTGGTTATCGAGCTTCGCGGGCGTCCACAGCCCTGCGAACTCCATCGGAATGAGTATGCCGGACTCATCGATGATCGGCGAGCCGGGGAACACCTCATGCAGCTTGCGATCCGCTGCGTTCGCCTCCCAAGTGTGAATCCGGTTGATGATCGCCGACTCCTGTGCGTTGGGCTTGAGTCCCGCCTCGACGTGGTTCCGAGAGAACAGACGTGTTTTCTCTGCGGTAGGTGCCTGCGGCAACGTGGTCACCGAGATAACCTCGGACAGCTCCGAATCTTCGCGGTTCGTCCAGCCAAGCCACGCCAGGTATGCGTACGCAGCGGGCCACGTAAGAAGCGCGCCGGGGTTGCCCTCAACACACATCCATGGTGGAGCGATGAGCGCGCACGCGGGTGCGGCAAGAGTGAGCGCGCACCGGAATGCGCGCGTACCGAATGCGCGCGCATTCACTTCGAGGTCGGTGAGCGCATGCGCGCGCACCGGAGGAATCGCACGCGCACCTCTGCGTTTCGCGTTGCGCGCATGCGCGCGCATCGCTCGTTGGTGCTGCGATTCGATTGCGCGCGCGTCCTTTTCCCGAATGTGCGCTTCGATGCCTTCCGCGCGCGCCCACGCGCGCGCATCTTCGGCGAGCGCGCGCGCACCCCGCAGGGCGTAACCCCACGAGGTGCGCGCCATGCGCGCGGGTGCGCGCATTTCCTTTTGTTCTTCGGCGCTCATCAGAATCCGCCCAGAGCCTCGGCAACGAGCCCCTGCACAACGATCGTCAGACCGCCATAGAGCACCTGGGCAAGCCCGAACACCCATCCGCTTGCGCCGTGTGCGGCGATCGGACCGATCAGCAGCGCCCAGATAGCGGCGTTGTTATAGTCGGGATCGCTCCAGATGTCCGCCACGGTCGCCACGATGGCGAGCACGCAGACAACGCTCATGACCACAGGGGCGGGAACGGCGTCGAAGTTGCCGAGTAGACCGGTAAATCGTGCGGCGATCCACGTTGACCACGTGGACGCGTAGATGAGGAACGAGGCGAAAATGCCCAGGGCGAGCGCTACATACGCCGCTTTCGTGCCCCTTCCCCACTTGTAGTTGATGATGTGCGCAGCGATGAACAGCACCACTGCGATGGGCCCGGTGGCGGGGTTGTTTGTGGCGTCTACGGCTGCCATGACTTCCATCAATGAATCCTTTCGTCTCGATCGTTGGTCTGCATTAATTATACACCCGACCGGCACGGCACACCAGGCGGGTTGTTCCTGGGGTCTCGGTGACCTGCGGAAACGCTTAGCGATCGGTGCTCTCGGCACACTGTGCCGCTGTGCCAAAACAGTGTTTCCGCAGGTCAACCGCGGTTTGGTGGTGTGCCAGCGGGTGTGCCGCTGGCACGGTCCCGGCACATCTTCCCCGAGGGTGTGCCGGGCGCTGTGCCGCTAGTACCCGAGTGCCTTGCGAACCGGCGTGAGCCACTTGCCCGCGTGCCCGATGGACTTGCCGGTAGCCGCCGCGATCCACTTCTGCTGGGGCAACATACCCGTGGTGACCACGAATTCCTTCATGCACGCCTTGGCCTCCGCAGGGATGTCTTGAGCGTCGATCGCTGCGAGCACATCATCCTTCTTGGGCGCATTCTCGGTGCGCTTAGGCGCGCGCACCTCTTCCGATGCGTGCGCGTCCTCGGTGAGTGCGCGCGCGTCGTCGGGAACATGCGCGCTCACTTCAAGTGCGCGCGCGGGAGGCGCGCTCACCGGGCGCACTGCGCGCGCGCTGTGCGTGCGCGCGCTCATCGATGCGCGCTCATTCCAGGGGTTCATGTGCGCAACCGCTTCAGGAGCGAGCGCGCGCGCACCGACGTAGCGCGCGGCGATGCGCGTCTGGATGCGTGCGCGCACTTCCGGCGTGAGGATGCCGAGCGCATCCGCGCGCGCCCATGCGCGATCGTATGCGCGCTTGTAGAACGCGCGCGTGATCTTGGGTCCGACGTTCGCAGCGTATGCCGTGTTGACAATGAGCGTGATAAGCCGTTCGGTAAGCACCGCGCTCGCGTCCTGCGATGTCGCCCTGCCGCGCTTCAAACGCCACCAGACGACCAGAGCGGACGGCTTAGGCGGCCTGCCGAAGGTGATGACCACGTGCCACGCGACGGCCGCGAGGAGCGGCCACAGCGCGAAGATAGGGCTGCCGCCACCCCACCAGGCGATAGTGCCCATAAGGCTTGCCATGGTCCAAACACCGGCCTCGTACCGGTTGAATCCTTCGCCGCGCGTCATGTGCCGCAGGGACAGCGCGCCCAGGATCGCGAGCCACGCTTCGAAGACAATCACAGCCGAGATCGCGGCGTCAACGGAGGTGAGGCCGATGCGCTGTATGGCGGTGATCGTGGCGTGCGCACTCAGGTTCGTTGCGGCGAGCGCGACGAGCGCAACCGCACTCAAGAGTGTGATGCGCAAGCGCGCGTCGGCGCGCGCGCCTGATGCGCGCGCGTCTGCCTTGCGCTGCGCGCGCGCTTCCCACTCGGGGCGCTTGATGTCCGCCCACGCGCGTGCGCGCTCCGATGCGCGTGCGCGCGCGCCCTGCGCCGTGCGCCAGAGGATGAGCGCGAGCATGAGCGCGCCGAGCGCGCACGCGCTCAGGAGTGCGCCTTCGGGGGTTGACGTGAAATCTTCCATCATGAATCCTTCATCTTGGGGGGACTCCCACCATAGCACGAAAGAAAGCGGGCACCCAAGGGGTACCCGCTTCGCGTTTGATTTCCCTACTGGAAGTCTTTGTGTTTGATCTTGACCATGATCCGTTCACCAGATCGGGAGAGCAGCCCTTCGGGAGCAACACCCACCAGGCCCTCGGCCTTGGCGTCGTTCCAGTCGGAACCAACACCGGCCTTCACGAAGTCGATCGCTTCGGAGATCGGAGCCGTGAGCTTCAACGGCACGTACTCGATACCCATCTTGTTCGCTACGTCGACAACATCCTGACGCTTGAGCCAGAACTGCCCAATCCGAACGTCGAAGAGTGCGAAACCCTGGTCTGGTCGGTAGATACCTCCCGACTGGATACCAGCCCCGAAGCCCTCACCGTAGAGAGTGACCTCTGTGTCGTTGAAAGTCTGCTCGAAGATCTCTTCCGTGAAGAGGACTCGCAGCACCTCAACGAGCTTCGCGGGGATCTGAGCATTGTCGGTGCGGCCACCGAAGGCGACTCTGTGTCCATCCCAGTGAACGCGAATGTTCGTCCCGTCAATCTTTTCAGTCCAGGTCCAGTCCAGGTTAGCCAGTGCCTCAAGCTCAGGAGAAGTCCACTTGCCGACGATGAGCCGGTTACGGTCGGGACCTTCGGTGTGCCGCTTGAACGGGCCAGGAATTTTAGGGTACGTCTGCATCATCCCTCTTTCTGTCTTTGGCATCTACCGTGCCCCTCGGTGGATTCGAACCACCTGGCTCAGGGATCTTTTCCCCTGCTTGACCAGTAGGGCGCGTCCGCCCGGGGCTTGTGCCGGACCGAAGTCCGGACTTGATCTTACTTGTCTTCGCCGGAGGTTTGCAAGTCGATGTCCGGGACGATCGTCTCAGGCCGGAAGATGATCCGGTGATGGTACGGGTCGACGCCTTCGGCTTCGATCTGCTCGGCGAAGTACGACACGTTGTCGCTTAGGCCGAGAAAGTGTTTCTCATACATCTCGTCGCCGACCTTGCACGTGACTTCGAGTTGATTGCCTTCGTCTTCGATTGAGCAGTATCCTTCGATGCTCAGAAGGTACGTGTCCGTAATCCCGTTGAAGAACACGACACGCCGCAGCACTTCGAAATTGTCGGCGGCCGTCGACAGGTTGTCTGACACGGTGGTTGCTTCGTCGGTGCACGCCGTGAGCGTGATCCCAAGCGTTGCAGCACCGGCAGCGGCCAGAATCATCTTGACTGAGTTTCGCATACGCATCCTTTGATCGTGATCGTTGTTCTTTCTTGCTGATGTTCCAATCCTAACAGGTGCCCCCGAGGCCGTCAACCCCGGGGTTCCCCTAAGCGTTTCCGCAGGTCAGACCAGGTACCACAGGTACTTGGTGCCTTCGATGTTCTCCATCCGAACCTTCCCGTCACTCTGGAGCTTGCGAAGCGAAGAGTACACGTTCGCCTCCTTCGCCTGGAGTTCCGTAGCGAGCTGCGCTCGCGACAGCCCTTCGGGGTTCTCGGCGAGAAGCTGGAGAATCGTCGCGTTCCGCTTGGCGACAGCCGCGGACATCGGACGGCCGCGCTTGGGCTCCGGCTCGGCCTCGGCTTCGGCCTCGGCTTCGAGCTCCAAATCAGTTCCAGACCCCCCTTGAATCTCGTCCGATGTCTCCAGCTCGTCAGGTGCATCCGCGTGAATGAGAGCAGCCGCCAGCGCCGCCGCAGCCTTCAGCGCTTCGAGATCAGGCTTCGGCTCGGCCACGGGCGTTGGGGTCGCGCGAGGCGCGGCCTTGGGTTTCTCCTCGGCCTTGCGCTGCAAGTCGGCCCGCTTCGCGAAGGCGTTCTTTTTCTGACGGTTTGTCGCCACGTACATGAGTTTACCTCCAAAGAGTGAAAGGGGCTCCCAGTCGGGAGCCCCTTGGGTGTCTAGAAACCGGGGTCGATCGTGCTGCCACCGGTCATGGCGGGAGCGCCACCGCCCACGGGCGGGAACTCGGTAACCGCGATCGCGCCGTCACGCGGTGGCTTGAGTTCCCATGCGACTTCGACCTGCGGATTTCCGTCCCGGTCAGTCTTGACCGCGTTGTTCATTCCGGGCCGGTTGTCATGGGCTTCCTGCGTCTTGACAGTGACCGTCTTGCCGATGATCGCACGGGCGATCTGGTCGAGCGTCGGTCGCATCTGCACCAATGCCTCGTCCGTGATGCCGAGCGCCTTCATGCTCTTCATGAACAGGCTGGCGTTGTTCTCGGTCATGTAGATCCGGTGATGGAACGTGGTGGGGCGCTTGCCCGCGTGCTCACCTTCGGTGATCTTGAGACGCACCTCGATCTGGGGGGTCTTCTTCTGGCTGGACTCGCCAGCTTCGGCGGCCTCGATGCGCACCTGGTAGTTGCCGATCGGCGCGACCTCGGTAACGCCGCTTTCCTTGGCCTTCGCGACCAAGACATCCCACGGGACAGTAGTCATGTTCGTTGTTCCTTACTCCGGCACGAAACCGGGGAAGATTTGGCCCATCATCTCGGTGATGTTGGGGTTTTCGATGGTGTTCGTCGTGAACCGGTCTTCAAAGTGCGAACCGGTGATGTAGCTCGGATTGGGCTTGACGAGCAGGGAGCGCACGAACGGGCTGTCAGCGGCAATGATGCCGTCAGCGTTCGGTACTTGCCTCACCTTGAGACAAGCCGTCGTGTTCATCCAGTACGCAATGCCGTCTCGCAGCGCACCTTCCATGTTCGGGACGTATTTTCCGTCTTGAGCGCGCAGCTTGCCTTCGGAAGTGAACAGTGCAACCCGAAGCGGGTTCCGAACATCCTTCACTAGATCCTTGACACGCTGGATTTTCTCCTTCATGCGGTTGAGGAGCTGGCCCCAGTCCGAATATTGTTGATTTTCGGACTGAAATCCCGAAATAGCCTCTTTGCACCGCGTCTGGAGCTGCGTCACCGAGTCGACCACGATCGACTGGAACGGGTGATCAGTCATGAGAATCCAGTTGATCACTTGTTCAACGGTCTCCCACCGGAGCACGTCGACCACGCAGATGTCCCATGTCCCGTCAGCCTTGGGCGGTGCTTCGTTCGGATTCCACCACACGACACGGTAGGGCTGTTCCGGGTTGTTGGGGTTCTTACGTCCTTGGAACGCGTTCCAACTGCCTTCTGCGTCGAGAACGAGTTTCGTTCCAGGGCACGTGGCCCCAAGCGAAGACTTGCCGACCTTGGTTTCGGCGTACACGAGAAACGTCGCGTTGTGACGTGGGTTTCTGTCTTCGGTCATTGCATCCTTCCTCTTTGTCTAGGTCTGAATTATATCATGTGGCGTATCGGGCAAGTGGATCACGCTCGTTGAACTCCTCCCTTACCATGTCCTCCGCACGAGAACCGTCATCGAACATCGGGCACAGCGTGAAGAACTGGCACTTCCAAGAGCACGAGTCATCGGGGCTCGGCTCCGCAATGTGCGCCTGCTCTTCGACCGCGGCATCTCTGAGCAACGCCTCAAGCTCGAAGATCTTCGTGATCTTGCGCTTCATGTGCAGCTCGTAGGATGCGATCTGGTCGTCGTTGTGGTTCACCTCGAACCGGTCGTAGAACGGCGGCTTCGCCTGCTTGCCGCGCTTGACCTTCTTGAGGACGTTGTACAGAGCGCCGTCGCTCCATGTGCCTTCGGGCTGCGTCATGCGCTCCAACCATCCGTAGTGGAGCATCTGCGGATTCATGTGCAGCGTGGCGAGTGCGGAGGTGAGGCTAGCGGCGGTCTTATGGTCAACGAACTTCCGCGCGCCGTCCATCAGCCTGAGCACGCGAGCGTCCAGCTTGCCGACGACTTCGAACTCTCCGAACCGTTCCACGATCTCAGGCGCGAAGTCCGAGCCGCGGACCGACACGATCTCCTCAATCGCGGTGAACTCGATACCGGCATCGACGCCGGATTCCGCAACCCAGTCGGCGTAGCCTTCCAGCATCGCGCGCTCAAGCTCGCAATCCTTGTCGAACGCCTTCGACACCTCGACATCGGGATACACACCCAGTTCGGTGCAGTTCTCCAGATACGCCTGCCAGTCGGCATCCTGCGCGGCCTTGAGGGCGTCAAGGTACCGCTCCGGTTCGGGGCCGTAGAACGCCTCTAGCGCTGTGTGCACGCGGCTGCCTGACCGGAGCGGCCCGGAAGGGTTGAGCGTGACCGGTGACAACCTACGGTAGTCGGACAACCACCAACGTCGAGCGCACGCGAACGTCTTAAACTCGCTCTGACTGAATCGCCTCATCGCTTGTCCTTTTTGCCCTTATCAGTCTTGCTGTCGTCCCCGACGCTGCGCGTAGGATTCCGCTCACGCGAACGTCGCTGACGCTCCTCGTAGTACCCGTACAGCGTGTTGTCGTCCTCAATCGGACCGGTGTTCTTCTTGCCCATGTTCCCTCTCCTCTCTCACTTCGGCCTCGAATCGAGGCGACCACCGCTCGACGAACACTTTCAGGTTCGCGATGCGCTTGCGTTTCTTCTCTTTGGCGATGTACTCAGGCGTTGCCCGATCGTCGTCGTACTTCATGCCAGGCATGTTCCTACCAGTTCCCATAGAATCGAATGGTCTTCACGCCCGCCGGAATGCGCGCAACGTTGATCTCGTAACCTCGGTAGTTCTCATCGGACCACTCTCGCGCGATGTCGGCCCCGCCGTTGTATGTCGAGTCGAGATCGATGACCATCCCTGCCGCGTCGGGTTCCTCGTCGCGAAAGAAGTCACACACCTCATCGGGCACGGGGATACCGGCGTCGGTGCACGCGTCATAGACGTTCTTCATCTTGCGGTAGTTGTCGTCAGCGGGCATAATCCCCACGACGAACGTTGACGTGCTCATGTCCTATCCTCCCATCAATCCGATTGCTTCGATCCGGGCCGCTTCCGCGTCCAAATCGTCAGTGGTCTTGCCTAGCGCGAGGAGCTTAGCGCGATCGCGCACGATCTCTTCAAGACGCTCCGCTTTGTCGTACAGCCTCTCAAGCTGCGTTTCCTCGATCGTGCCAGCGGCTACGAGGTCGATGATCGTTACCTTGTCGTGCACCTCGGAGCCGATCCGGTGGATACGGTCGACGCCCTGATTGTTATCAATCAGTGACCAGCTTCGCTGCAACCGAATCATAGTGTCAGCGCGCGTGAGGTTGAGCCCGACCCCACCCGCTTTGTATGTAAATAGCAAGAAATCAATCTTGCCATCCTGGAACGCCTGCACTGCAGCGTCACGCTCGTCCGCGGACACGCCGCCCGTCACCCGAGCGAACGGGATACCGGCATCGGTCATGCGGGCCGCGGCAAGATCAATGAGCTGCCGGTGCTCCGCAGCAATCACCATCGGCTTGCCCGGATCGTCTTCGATGATCGACATGAGTTCATCGATCTTCGAGGACTTCGGGCTGTCGGTAAGCGACACAAGCCACGTGGCGGGGTCCTCGGGAGTCTCCCCCTGGTCGACCTCGCAGTAAGCGGACGCGAACTGCAGCAACCGGGTTGCCCCGGCCAGGTTCCCGTTGGCGACGAGGACCGTTCCGTCTTCCAGTACGGTCACGAGCTGTTCGGCGATGTCCTTATACGCCTTCGCCTGCTTGGGGCTCATCTCGACGTCGCGTCGCATGAACACCTTGTCAGGCAACTGCTTGAGGACATCGGCCTTAATCATGCGGCGGAAGTGCGGGTCAAGGATCTTGAAGAACTCCTCTTTCGTGTCCGGCTTGAGTCCGACGATCGACATACCACCGAAGTGGTTGTATTCGATCCTGGCGTAACGGTCGATGAAGGCCGACTTCGCAGGGTAGGTCTCCGGTGCAATAGCGTGCATGATCGACCACAGGTCACCCGGGTGGTTCGCCACGGGCGTACCCGTGAGCGCCCAGCGGTACTCGACCGTAGACCCGTGGAACACGTTCCAGATGGCGCGCGTCTGCAAGGCATTCGGGTCCTTCACGCGGTGCGCCTCATCGAGCACGCAGACCTTGAAGGGGATGCGGTTGAGCTCCTTCTCATGCACCTCGCAGGCGGACTCTTTCAAGTCCGGCGTTCCCGGTTGCGTCTTCGTCTCGCATTCCATGCAGCGCTTGAGCCGCGTGGACCCGTACGAGGACAGCCGAGAATGCAGCTTCATCGCTTCGATGTTCACGATGATGATGGCATTGGAGGCTTCCGCCGCTTCGGTGATCTGGACGCGACGTTTCGCAGCGCTCCCCTGAATGACAAACGGGTTCGCCTCGGGCAGCCATCGCTTGATTTCGCGTTCCCAGTTCCGTTTCAGGGAGTTGGGGCAGACAACCAGCGCGGGGTAAGCCTCCCCGATCATGTCGGCAGCGCGAATTGCAGACAATGTCTGCAAAGATTTCCCAACGCCCATCTCGTCACCAAGGAGAACATTGCGCGCTTTGACCAGAAAGTCACGTCCTGGAACCTGGAACGGGTACAGGATGTTGTCGTGTTCGTTTTCCAGCGGCGATGCCTCAACAAGTTCGAGAGCTTCACGCAGTGACAGAACCTCATCACGCCGTGCACGCTCCGAACGGGCCCAAGCGGCAAGCTCCGGTTCGACCACGATCCGATCCCCGAACAGCTCGCGCAGAACGATGCACGCGGCATACGACTTCGGGAGCGTCCAGCGTTTCGCCTTTCGGTTCCACTTCTTACCGGGGATCATCTTGATCTGGTACGAGTCGTTCCACAGCGTTTCGTCGGGCTCTCCGTTCGCCTTGCGGCTAAACAGGGTGATCCGATCGTCTTCACTCAACTCGGCGTAAATCTCATTCATCCTTTATCCTTCCGTCGTAGGTTCCATCTTAGCATCCCGCACCAGTTCTGACCAGCGGGGATAGTCCACGTCCTTGAGGAGCGCGAACGCCTGTCGGGCGGCGTCGTTGGCGTGACGAAAGCTCGGTGAGTGCCATCCGACGCCGCGCATCATGCTATCCGAAGCGAACTTAAGGTTAGCCTTCGTGTACTGGCGAACGTCGGTCACGCCGTGAAGCGCGGCAATTGCCTTCACCATGCCGGTGACCTCAAGTGCTTCGGTCTGTTGTGAGAGCTTAGCGGTTTTCGGGGTGATGATGTAGCGTTCGATCGCCATGTGGATGTTATCCGGTTTGACACCTCGTGACTGCCTGCGTAGTTCGTTCCAGAATTGCCGTGGAAACGTCGCTGCTTTAAGGTGCATACCTTCGAACCACGGCAGATCTCTCCCCGATCGCCATGTGAACACGCCGGTCATGAGACCGGGGTCGATACCGATAATCACGTATTCGTTACTCACAGTTCGATCTTCTCCGCCCAGCGCTTAGCTGTCGCCCCACCCGCGGTAAGCGGGAGGCTCAACAGGGTGTCGTCATTCATCACGTCTTGCATGGTCGCGATCGCCTCGGGAACCTCGTCGTCCGGAACCTCTAGGATCGCTTCGTCGTGCACGACCAGCTCAAGACAGTCCCCAAGTCCTGCAGCGTCGATCTCGTTGAGCTTCATCTTCATGATCTCGGCTGCCATTTTCTGTATTTGATGGTTGACCAGCTGATACGCCATGTTCATGTTGTGGCACAGCGACCGGCGACCGGTGAGCGGTGAGATCACGTAGCCGACTCCTTCATCCCGGTACCGCTGCCGGACAACCTGTTGGATGGCGTTTTGGAACGCGGGCACACCGGGATAGCTACTGGCGAAGTCGCGCGACAACTGTTCGATCTCAGCGAGCGGTCGCTTCGTCGTGGTGGCTAGGGTGTCGTTCCCCGAACCGTAGATAGTGGCGTAACCGTACGACTTGATAACGTTGCGTCGCGGATCCTTCTTCGTGATCGTGTCGTCCTGGTACACCTTCCGTGTCAGAGTGACGAAAAAGTCCTCATCGCTCGCGAACGCATCGAACAACCCTTGGTCCTGTGCCAGGTGGGCCATGATACGCATTTCAACCTGATCGAAATCGAACAACAACAACGTGTGACCTGGTGAGGCAACGATGCAGTTACGGGCGATCATGCTCAGCGGGTCATTGGCGTTCACGCGCGTAAGCTGTTGCAGATTCGGCTCGCTCATTGACATGCGCGAGGTCTTGACGCCGAACGCTCCGACCTTCTGCTCGTTGAACCCCAGAGGGTTGATCGACGGGTGGATACGACCGTCGTACTCCGAGTACTGCAAGAACCTCTTGAGGTATACCGAGTTGATTTTCTCCGCTTTGGATCGGTGCTGCAACAGCTTCACCAACGGGTGGTCGATGCCCTCAAGGGCGAACTTGTCCAGGGACCACGCGCCGCCATCCGTCCGCTTCCACAGCGGCACCTCATCGGCGATGAGCCGGTCAATCACCTGCTGCGCCGAACCGAGGTTCACCCCAAACTCCTCATATCCTCGCGTGGTGAGATCGTCGTGGAGTTTCGTCAACTCGTCGCGGCGCTCCTGCGTGTACTCGCGGTCGCAGGCGACCCCTTTCATCTCCATACGGTCGGTGAGGTTTCCCGTAGCCACTTCCAGGTCGTAGGCGCGCGAAGCCGTAGGCAGCACGTTCGGCGCGTGGTGCTCCCACAGCCGCACTGTCAGCACGGGGTCGAGTGCGCCGTAAAGCCAAAACACGGCACACGGACCGGTAGCGGTGATCGGGACGGTTCGCCATGTGTACCCGCCTGAGTGCATCACCGCGTCAAGCTGCGACTGCATGGCAGCGGCCCGCGCGTCGATGTGCTTCGCGCATTGCTGCTTGAGGCCGATCGACACGGTGGAGTCGGCGATGTGCGCGAGCGGCATCGTATCGTCCACCAGGTGCGCGGGCACGACGATACCGATGTTCGCGAGGTGGCGCACGTCGAACCACGCGTTGTGGCCCACGAACCGACCCATGCGCGACCATCGCGCAACGATCTCCTGGATGAGTCCGTACCAGCGGTCAACGGGGATGGCCCATCCCTGGAACCGGTCACCGAACTGCACCAGGCGGGGCCTGTCGTGGATCTTATCGAGTCCGGTAGTTTCGCAATCCAGTCCCAAATGCGTACAATTGAGACCAGACAACCATTCTAGGCATTGAGAGACATCTTCGTACGACTCTACCAAATGCAACTCGACTCCCTCAAGCATCTTCGTTCCTCATCTTTCGTCGTTGGTAATACTCATTCTGTCGCTTGTTCACGCACGTACGGCACTTACGGTAGCCACCATCCATGATGACGTTATCACCGCTGTACTCGTGATTCTGCGGGCAATGCGTGCGTTCCCGGGCAGCCTTCTTAACCCATACTGTTGTTGCGCTAGTCCTACGCATGTTCTCCCGGTGTGTCACAGGCTCAAGATGATCGGGGTTGACACACGCAGGGTTGCGGCATAGATGATCTAGCTCCAACCCCTCCGGCACCGGTCCCACCAGCGTAGTCCAAGCGAATTGGTGTGCACGAGTCATGGTCTCATTAGAGTGCGGCCGAAACAACCCATAACCGTCTTTGTGTTTCGATGCGGTCCACTCCCAGCAATCTCCACTGGCATCTACCTTTGCCCAGAAACGTTCCTCGGGAGTTCCCACGACACGCGTAGGCGTCAATGTCTTCATGGGGTCACCGTGTTTGCGCCAGCGGTCATAGTGGCGGTAGCACCAACCCCGCGCGACTATCTTCCGCTCGCATCCTTCAATCGTGCACAGTCGTGTATCATGGTTCATGTCGAACTCACTCTCCTTGTGTTCGTCCAACCCTCGGAGGCTGCAACCTCGCGGGGATTTTCTCTGCCTTGGATCGGGGCCCCGAAGGGCCCCGTCTGCCTATCGTACAGGACTCGCAGCCACACGGCTAGCCAGGTACAGCGGATACGCGATCGGCCAGAGCGCGGCGATACCGACAGTGACAAGCAGGGTTGCCCAGATCTCGTCTTCTTCGGTGTTGCGGTGCGTGGATGCGGGCGAAGTTCCCATGATGACGGTAACGGAGTGAAAAAGGATGACACCAGCGCCTACGCTGGAAATTACATAACCGAGGATAAAAAGGGCATACCAAAACACGGCGGATTCCTTGCAGAGCTTGCGGACGGTACCCCAAGCATAGAAAAAACCCGCTGCCCCATCGACAGCGGGTCTGACACGTTATCTATTTCTCAGGTTCCGAGAACACCAG